GGCCTCCCCCTCCCATTTCCCCCGCCCCTCCACCACCCACGGCTACGGCACCGCCGCCCGCATGCTGCAACGCGCCGCAGGCGTGGCCGATGACGGCGTGATCGGCGACATTACCCTGGCCGCCGTCAACGGCATGCCGGAAAACGACCTGCTGCTGCGCTTTAATGCGGAGCGCATTGTTTTCTTTACCAAATTAAGCACCTTCCCGACCTTCGGCAAGGGCTGGATGCGGCGCGTGGCGCAAAACCTGCAACACGCGGCCGCGGACAACGCGGATTGAGGAGGCGCGATGAAAAATATATCCACAGCTCTATTACTGTCCCTGCTGGCCGACCGCAGTTTCCCCGACGGAATCCGCATTTCGCCGCCGCGCAACGCCGCCCTGCGGCAGCATCCGAGCCTGAAACGCGGCAAAAGCGGGGTAGCGGCGGCCAAACGCGCGGCACGGCGCAGAAAGGCGCGCCGGTCATGAAACTGCTCAAATGGCTTGCCGGCCTTATCAGCAACCCCGCCACCGGCCAAATCTCGCACACCAAGTTGTGGGCGAACGTGGCCGCAGGCGTCATGACTTGGAAATTTGCCGCGATGCCCGACGCGCCCGAATGGGCTTGGTGGGCATACGGCGCGATGGTCGGCGGCTATGCCCTGATTAAGCGCGGCATTGCCGCCGTGCCGCAGGTGGCGCAAATCGTGCGCGACAAGGAGGCGGGCGATGAATAGCCTGCCTGTCCGCTGCGGTTTGGCCGTTGCCGCCCTGCTGGCCGTCGTCGGCGCGTATCACGCAGGCTACAGCCGCGCCGCCCTTGAAGGCGAAGCGGAAAAAAACCGCATTGTCGGCGAGTGGCACAAGCAGGCCGCCGCCTCGGCGCAGGCCTATATCGCCAGAGTGAAAGAAGTGCAGGCCGAACGTGAAAAAGAAGCGGCGCGCGCCGAACGGCTCAATGCCGAACTGGCCGATGCCCGCCGAAAAATCGACGTTCAGACGGCCTCTGTTGAAAAGGAAATCCCCGATGTTTTGCAGAAAGACGGCGGCACTTTTAGCGGCCTTGGCGCTGACAGCCTGCGCCTCTACAAACGCGCCCTCGGTTATTGAGACGGTGGAAGTGCCGGTGATGCCGCCCGTGCCCGCCGCGCTGATGGATACGCCCGTACGCCCCGCGCCGCCCGCAGCGGGTACGCCCGCCGCGCTGTTGGAACACGCGGCACGGTTTGGGGCATATGTGCAAAAGCTGGAAACGCTCAACCGGGGCTGGCGCGATTGGGCGGCAGGCCGTCCCCGCCTGCGCGGGGATGACGTTTCTGAAGAGGGAAAGTGATGAATTATCAGGATTTGGTTGCCCGCGCCATTGCGGTGAAGGCCGCCGATTTGGAAATGGGCTTGAGCCGCGCCCGCGAGCAGCGCCCTTTTGTCGAAAGCGTCAGCCGTGTGCTGGACGGCATGGCCGCCGCCTATGCGGTACGCATGGACAGGGATTTTAAAACTGTGTTCAACGTGGAAATCGGGCGCGACTACAACGACACCGTAGCGGCGGTGCGGCGCGAACTGGCGGCGCGCTTTGACGTGGAATCGAGAGACGGCGACGCATTGGCCGTTCACAGCCGCAAACCGCAGGGCTTTTCCTGCCGCGTGGTTTTCGGCGATGTGCCGTTTTAAGGGGGATTTAATGGATTTTGAATTTGCTTTTAAAACCCTGTGGGGGCTGGCGACGGCGGCAGGCTGGTTTTGGGTCAACGGCATATCGGGCCGTCTGAAAGAGTCCGAAGCCCGCACCGAGCGGCTCAAAGAACAGCTGCACGACGTCAAGCTGGCCTACGCCACGAAAAAAGAGGCCGAGGCCGACCGCAAAACCGTCACCGACGCCCTCAACCGCTTGGAAAACAAGATCGACAAACTGGCCGACAAAATCGACCACAAAGCAGACAAGAACTGAACATTATGGAAAACAAAGACCCTATCCTCGCCGCGCTGGCGCGCATCGAACAAAAGCAGGACGACCTGTTGAAAAACCAGGCCGAAATGGACGCGGAGTTGCAGCAAATCCGCAAAGACGTGAAACGCACGGCGGCCGTGTACGGCGGCCTCGGCGGCGTCATCGTCTCTACCTTCTGGGAGCTGCTGCGCGCCAAACTGGGAGTCTGACATGGCACACCCCGCAGAAACCCGCGACAAGCTGCGCGGCCTCTATATCAACGGCACGTCCCTCGAAGTGGCCGCCGCCATGTGCGGCGTGGCCTACGGCACGGCGCGCAAATGGCGCGACACCGCCAAAGACAAGGGCGACGACTGGGACAAACTGCGGGCGGCCTACACCTTGTCGGGCGGCAGCATCGAAGACCTCGCCCGCGCCATCATGACGGGCTTTTTGGTGCAATACCAAAACACCATGACCAAGCTGCAGGAAGCACCCGACGAAGAGCTGACGCCCGAAAAACGCGTGCTGCTCTTGAGTTCGCTGGCCGACGCCTACACCAAAACCGTTGCCGCCAACAAGCGCGTGCTGCCCGAAACCTCGGAGCTGGCCACCGCCCTGCGCGTGTTGGAGATGATGTATGCCTTCGTGCGCGAAAAACACCCGAAACACCTTGCCGCCTTCGGCGAAATTATCGAACCCTTCGGTGCGGTGTTGGAGAAAGAGTTTAAATAGGCCGTCTTAATATGAAAGCAAAAGAATTTATCAAAACCCTTGCCGCGATGGCCGCCGACCTGCGCCGCACGATTGAAGCCGAAGTCGAAGGCTTCGACGCTTCGCCTGCGGCGGTGGCGGAGCGGCGGCGCAAGGTGTTTGACCCTGTGTCGGGTTATGAATATTTCGTGCAGAACTACTTTCCGCACTACGTTCGCAGCCCGCACAAATCGCAGCTGCACGAGTATCTGTTTAAAACCCTGCCCGCCCTGTTGCGCAACCCGAACAACGCGCTCGAAGCAGACGCTGCGCCAAGGGGCGAGGCCAAATCGACGATGGTAACGCAGCTTTTTTCGCTTTGGTGCATTGTTACCGGCCAAAAACACTACATCGTGATCGTGATGGACAGCATCGACCAGGCTTATCCGATGCTGGAAGCGATTAAAGCTGAGCTGGAATTTAATCCGCGCTTAAAAACTGACTTTCCCGAAGCCTGCGGCCAAGGGCGCGTGTGGCAGTCGGGCACGGCGGTTACGGCCAACGACGTGAAAATCCAAGTGGCCGGCAGCGGCAAAAAGCTGCGCGGTTTGCGGCACGGCCCCTACCGCCCCGACCTTGTCGTACTCGACGATATTGAAAACGATGAAGCTGTGCGTAATCCCGATATGCGCGACAAACTCGAAGGCTGGCTGAAAAAAACCGTTTTGCACTTGGGCGGCGTGGGGCAGAAATTCGATGTGGTTTATATTGGCACGATTCTGCACTACGACAGTGTGTTAAACCGCACGCTCAATAATCCGATGTGGCACTCGGCGCGTTTCAAGGCGATGCTCAAATGGCCGGACAACATGGCCTTGTGGGACGAATGGGAAACCATCCTGCGCAACAACGGCAAGGCGGGCGAGGCGATGGCGCAGGCGTTTTACGAGGCCAACGAAGCCGAGATGACCGCCGGCGCGCAAACCTCTTGGGCGGCACGCGGCGTACTGGATTTGATGAAAATCCGCGCCCGCGACGGCCACGCGGCCTTTGATTCGGAGCTGCAAAACGACCCCGTGAGCGGCGAAGACGCGGTGTTCGCGCATATTTTGGACAAGTGCTTTTACAAGCCGTCTGAAATTCCCCCCGATGCCGTGCGCTTCGGTGCGCTCGACCCCTCTTTGGGTAAGGCGGGTGCCAGCCGCGACCCGTCGGCGATACTCGTCGGCGCGTTCGACCGAAAAACGGGGATTCTCTATGTGGAAGTGGCGCAGATTAAAAAACGCCTGCCCGATTTGATTATCGAAGACGTGATTGCCTTGCAGGCCAAGCACAAGTGCAAGGTGTGGGCGGTGGAGACCGTCCAATTCCAAGAGTTTTTGAAAACCGAGCTGGTGAAGCGTTCGGCCGCACGCGGCATTCCCGTGCCCGCCCGCGCGGTGAAGCCGATTACCGACAAGCTCTTGCGCATCGAGAGCCTGCAGCCGCACATCGCCAACGGCCTGATTAAGTTTGATGCCAACCACACGGCCTTGCTCGACCAGCTGCGCCACTTCCCCAAAGCGGCGCACGACGACGGCCCCGACGCGCTGCATATGCTGTGGATGCTGGCAACCAGCGGCAGCCGCGCGCAGGAGGCGCGGCGGGCAATCGATTTGCCCGATCCGTCTTTTTCGGACAGTTTATAAGGACATCCCATGTCGAAAAAAAACAAGAAAGACAAAGCCGTAAAACAAGAGTTGAAAACGCTGGTAGCAGATACCGCCGCCCTGCTGAACAGTTTCGGCTCATCGGAAAGCAGTGACGAACTGCTCGACCGTTTGGGCTTGAGCCGCGAACAGGTGTTTGCCGCCGTCTCCTCCGACGACGAAGTGGAAAGCTGCAAAGAAGACCTGCGCACGGCCATGATGTCCAGCGGCTGGCGGCTTTACGGCGAAGACACCGACGACGGACAGATTGACCGCATCTACCGCTGCATCCGCCGCCATCTGGGCGCGTTTGTCGAGATAGTGCTGACCGCGCGGCTGAACGGCTATGCCGTCGGCCGCTATGTGTGGAAGGTGGAGGAAGACGGCTTTATCACGCTGGATATGCTGCGCGACCGGCGCGACGAGTTGGAAAAATACCGGCCGCAGCGCGACGGCACGCTCAAATACAACGGCGAAAACGGCGAAGAAACCGTCGATACCACCGTATTGCACCTGTTTCTCGCCAACCGTCCCACCGCCAAAAATCCCGCAGGCGAGATGACCGTGGCGCGGCTGTATCCCGCCGTCGCCCTGCGCAAACAGGGCATCCAGTATGCCTACCAGTTCATCAAACGTTACGGCCAGCCCTATCTGATCGGCAAATACACCAACGGCGGCGGCAGCGATAATGTCGGCACGGTATACAGCCTGCTCAACGGCGGCGCGGCCACCATCGACACCGAAGACAGCATCGAGATGCTCACCAACCCCGCCACCGGTACCGCCTTTGCCGACATCGAGCGGCTGGCCAACGCCCGCATCCAAAAGCTGCTGTTGGGCAAGGTCAAAACCGCCGATTTGAACAACGGCAGCCGGGCGGCGCAGGAAACCGAAGAAAACGCCCGCCAAGACCGCATCGAAGCCTATCTGACCCTGCTGTCTCTGGCCGTGCAGCACGCGGTGGATGCGCTGGTCATGGTCAACGAGCAGTGGGGCGTGCCGGTAAAACACAAAGGCGGGCTGTGGTTTGAGTTTGACGAAGAAATCAAGGTCGACAAAGCACGGGCGGAGCGCGACAAAATCTACGCCGATATGGGCTATGTCAGATTCACCAAGGATTATTACGAAAAAGTGCTGGGCTTCGAGCCGGAGCATTACGAACTGGCCGAAACGCCCGACAGGCCGTCTCCGCGCGGGGATGGCGTTTCCGAAAACGGCGCGGCATCCTTAGCCGTGCGCCTGTCCGACGGGCAGGCAGGCGGCCTCTCCCCGACCGAAGCCGCCGACCGTGCCGTCATGCAGCCGAAAATCGCCGCCATCCTCTCCACCCTGGCCGAAGCCGACGGCTACGAAGCCTTTCAGACGGCCTTAAACGGCATGGACTTGTCCGAGGGCGATTTGCTGCTGGTCGACAGACTGGTCGGCGAATCGGTACGCGCGTTTGCGGAAGGTATGAATGATGGTTACGACGACAACTGAAGGATGGGACGGCAATGACTAAAGGCGTCAAACCCGAGTTCAACACCCTGATCGACCGTGCCGCCCTCGACTTTCTCAAAAGCAAAAAGCTGCTGCCCGGTTTCTCGCACTACGACGTCTGGCTGTACGAACACGCCGTTGCCTTCACCGTGGCAAAGATGATGGATAAGGACATGCTGGCCGAAACCAAGGCGGCCGTGGAAGCGGCGGTTGCCAACGGCACGGGCTGGCACACCTTTCAAAAGCAGCTCAAACCCTATTTGATGGCGCGCGGCTGGTGGGGCGAATCGGTCATGCTCGACCCCGTCGACGGCGTGGCCCAAACCGTGCAGCTGGGCAGCACCCGCCGCCTGCGCACCATTTTCCACACCAACTTCCAAACCGCCCATGCGGCCGGACAGTGGATGCGCGTGCAGGCGGCCAAGGAAGAGCTGCCCTATCTCAAATACCTGCCCAGCGTGGCAGGCGAGCGGCGCGAGGCGCACAAGCGCTATTACAACCTTATCCTGCCGGTGGAACATCCGCTGTGGCGGCAGATATTCCCGCCCAACGGCTACGGCTGCCTGTGCGGCGTCATCCAGCTCACCGAAAAACAAGCCCTGCGCGAGCGTGCCGAAGACATCGAGGCCGACCCCGACGCCTTCACGCCCGAACAAATCGAAAACAGTAAAAAAGGCCGTCTGAACGACACGCCCGACATCAAAACGGTGGAAGTCACCAACCCGCGCACGGGGCAGGTAGTGCGCATTCCCGCCGACATTACCCCGAGCTTCGCCCACAGCCACGGCGACCGGATAGGCGCATTGCGCGAACTGGCCGCCGCCAAACACGGCAGGCGGTTTGCCGCGCAGGTGGCACGGCAGACGGACGCATATGTGCAAAACAAACTGACCCGGCCGAACTTTATCGGCATCTCTCCCAACCTGACTCTTGCCGCCGACACAAGCGGTCTGCCCGACGCACAAGGCTTTATCTACACCCATGCCGGACGCGGCGAGCAGATCGGCGAGGCCGTGCCGGGAACGACTGGGGCGGTTGAAGCGGTGGAGCAGGACGGGAAGCATTACCTGCTGCAATACGGCAAAGACGGCATTTCCGTGTCTGCCGTAACGGCGGCGGAGTATGAAAGCCGCAAGCTTGGAGCCATGACGGAGTTGGGCAGTAAGATTTTTACACCCGCCGATTTTGATGTGCTGAACAATCTGCTGCCGGAAATGATGAAAGATTACGGAGATACCGATTTCGGCGACCGGCTGGCGGCTTTTGCCTACACCACTGTCGGCGGCAGCGATGTCAACAAATGGCTTTTCCGCAACAAAGGCGATTTGTCGGCCATCCGTCCGCCCCATATGCTGCAACTCGTCCGCGCTTTGGACAGGTTTTTGCAGAAAGCGCCCAAGCGTGCCGGTGCTACCGTACGGATGATGGATTCGGCCGGGCTGCATAATGCCGAGGCCTTCATGGCGGCACATGAGGCAGACAAGTATTTGAGATACAGCAATTTTACAAGCACGGCCAAAAAGAAAAATGCGTTTGGCTCCGATATGGATATCCGTATTTACATACAAGGAAAATCGGGGGTAGATATTCAGGCTTTATCTCGCTTTGCAAGCGAATCTGAAGTATTGATGCCGAGAAACTCGGTTTACAAAGTGCTCAAAAAAACAGTAACAGAAGGTGTTACTGAGATTCTTCTTGAAGAGGTGGAAAATTTGCCGCAAAATATCACCGTAATACAGTTAAGTATATTGGAGAAGAAACATGGCAACCTCAATGACCCCTTTGCAGCAAAGCCTGAAAGACGACCCTGTCATAGGGGCGTATTGGGATGAGATTTTGGCAGAGGCCGGTATGACGGACGAAGAAGCCCTGAATATAGAGTTTGCCAGCGAAGAGAGCGACCGTTTTACCCAGGCCGAAGTAAAAATCTGCCGCAAATACAATCTGCGAAACGATAACACCCTGTGGGACAAAGTGGCCGCTATGTACAGACGGGATTAAACCCCTCCAAGCCCCAAACCCGCCCCTGCGGCGGGTTTTTCACATCCGCACCGACGACCGCATTTCAAAACCCCGTTTAAACCCCGTTTAAAATTGCGCAGGATTAACGAACGCCCATGCGCCTACACCTTACCATACCCGAAGCAGTAACCCCCCTTAAAACGCCGTTTTCGCGCCATTTGCCGAAACGGCGTTTTTCCATTTGCGCAACCGTGGAGATGATGACCACGGTTGGCGGCCGCTTTGTAGTGAAGTGGGACGCACTGCCAGCGCACAAGGCCGCCGCGATAATGGCGGCATGAACAAGAAGACCCCCACCCTCGACCTGCGCCTGTCCGAAGGCGCGCAGTGGCAGATTGCCCCGCTTGCCGGAGACGCGCCGCGCCGCTTCTCCGGTATTGCCAACAGCGGCCGCCCATTCGGCTACGGCAGCTATCAGATGGTTGTCGACTTTGACGGCATCCGCCTGAAAGACAAAACCGCCGTCCTTATCGACCACGACGGCCGCCAGCGGGCCGGCGTGTGCACGTTGTCCGTCGTTCCGGACGGCCTCAAAGCCGACGGCGTGCTGCTGGACAACCAACACGGGCAGTCCGTAGCCGCCGAATCGGACGCGGGCTTTCCGTGGGAAATGTCGGCACATGTCCAATCCTCTCGCGTGGAGGAGCTGTCTGCCGGCGCGACGGCGCAGGTCAACGGCCACACCCTTACCGGCCCGATGCTGATTATGCGCGGGTGCGCCATCCGCGAAGTGTCGTTCACCGCCGTGGGCGTGGACGGCAACACCCATGCCGCCGCGTTAAGCGGCCTCAACCTTCCAACCCAACCCGTAAAGGACTGCAAAATGTCGATGACCCCCGAAGAAAAGGCGGAGTTTGACCAACTCAAAGCCGACAAGGCCGCTTTGGAACAAGAAGTGGCCGATTTGAAAAAGCGCAAGAAAAAAGCCGATGTGGACGGCAAGCTGTCTGCGGCCGGCTTTAAGCAGAACGCGGAGGGCAAATTCTCCGGCCTCTCCGACGCCACCTATTCCATGCTGCTTTCTGCCGACGACAACACGCTGGCCGCCGTGATTGCCGACCTTGCGCCCAAGCCGCAGGCAAAACCCGAAATCCCCGCCGCCCTGCTGTCCGACAGCGAAGGCGGCAAAGCACCCGAACAAGGCGGCGTGAAACTGTCCGCCGCCACCGGCGAAAGTTCTTTAAACAAAGGAGCACGCTATGTCTAATCTGGTCGAAACCCTGCGCCCCGTGGTCGGCGCGTTTTTGAAATACGAGGCCACGCCGCTGACCCGCGTTGCCGTTACCGCGCCGAAGGACACGAAGGCCGGCACGTTTGTGGACGCGCCCTTGCGCGACGGCAAAAAGCTATTGGCACTCACCGACGAGGCCGACGGCAAAGTGCTGGTGCAGCCGCACAACTGCGTGATTGACCTGTCTCTTGTCAAAGAGTCCGACGTCAACGCCGCAGCCTCCACCGGCGGCAACCTCGACGGCCTGAAAAAAGACGGCGACCCCTACGGCATCGTCTACCAAGGTACGCCGACAGCCTAAACGGCAGGCCGTCTGCTTTCAGACGGCCTCACCCCAAAACACACAAAGGAAAAACCATGCCCTTATCCTCTGAAAGCAGATTCGGCGTCCGCGCCCTCACAGAAGCGGTGAACCGCCTGCCCGTTTCCCCCACGCAAATCCGCGACCTCTCCATCTTCCTGCCGCGTTATCTGACCACCACCCATGTCGACGTGGAACTGAGGGACGGCACGTTGAAACTCATCAACACCACCCCGCGCGGCATGGAAGGCGAAGGCATTGCCGACAAAACCCGCAGCACCTACAACTTTAACATCCCGCATCTGTCGGTCAACGACGTTGTCCGCGCCGACGACGTGCAGAACGTGCGCGCCTTCGGCGGCACCCAGGCCGAAACCGTGGCGCAAAAGGTGGAAGAGAAACTGGCCGACGGCAAGCTGTCGCTGGAAATGACCCGCGAACACATGCAGCTCGGCGCGCTGTTGGGCAAAGTGCTGGATGCCGACGGCACGGAAATTGTGGACATCTACAAAGCCTTCGGCCTGCGCCGCAAAACCTACGAGTTCGACCTCGCCAATGCCGCCACCGAAGTCGGCCGCCTGATCGACGAAACCGTTACCGCCCAACGCAAGCTGCTCAAAGGCGCGGCGGTTTCCGGCTACATCGCCCTGTGCTCGCCCGAATTTATGATGGCCTTGAAATACCATCCCAAAGTACAGCACTGGTACGAACGCTACCGCGACGGCGCGCTGTACCGCGAGGCGAACATCAACCACATCGAGTTTGAACACAACGGCATCAAATTCATCCAGTACGACGGCGACTTCGGCAGCGGCCGCGCCGGCATCGAAGCGGGCAAAGCCATCCTGCTGCCCCTGTCGCCGCGCCTGTACATGGAGTTTTTCGCCCCCGCCGACATGAACCAGACCGTGAACACCATCGCCCCGCCGT